GGAACAACCGCATGGGGTGGAGTCGCAACAGGAACATTTAATGGTAAGGGAATTATCATATCAGCCAGTTTGACAGGAGGCTCTAACGGTTCAACCGCAACAGCCGGAAACGTTCAGACAGGTTTTGATAAATTCAAAAACGCCGAAGAAATTGATGTAACACTTTTAATGACAGGTGATGCATCAGCCGCAACTCAAATCCATGTCATCAATAATATTGCAGAATATCGTAAAGATTGTGTAGCTTTCATTTCACCTCTTCAAGCAAATGTTGTTGATAATGCAGGAAGTGAAACTACAGATGTAGTTTCTCATAGAAATTCTATGCCGAGTTCATCTTATGCATTTATGGATTCTGGATGGAAATATATGTATGATAAGTACAATGATGTGTACAGATATGTTCCATTGAACGGTGATGTCGCTGGATGTTGTGCCTTTACAGATGAATCCCGTGATCCTTTTTGGTCACCAGCTGGAATAGATCGTGGTAATATTCGAAATGCAATCAAACTTCCTTTTAATCCGAATAAAACGGATAGGGACAATCTTTATAAAAACGGAGTTAACCCTGTCACGGCAATGCCTGGAAGTGGAATTCTTCTTTTTGGAGATAAAACATTATTGGCAAAACCAAGTGCATTTGATAGAATCAATGTCCGAAGATTGTTTATTCTTTTGGAAAAATCTATTGCAAATATGGCAAAAGCTTTCTTATTTGAATTCAATGATTCATTTTCACGATCTCGATTCACATCAACCGTTGAACCTTTCTTGAGAGATATTCAAGGAAGAGGCGGAGTTCAAGATTTTGCTGTTGTTTGTGACAATAGTAATAATACTCCAGATGTTGTTGATCGTAACGAATTCCGTGGAGATATCTACGTGAAACCGTCACGTTCAATTAACTTCATACAATTACAATTTGTAGCCGTTCGTTCTGGCGTTGAATTTAGTGAAATTATTGGATAATATAGTATAAATAGTAATATAACTTATTAAAGATGGGGGAAGACGATGACTTCCGAAGGGAGAACTTGTAAAAAAGACTTCCCCATCATCTTATAACCTATAGTCATCGGAGAAATATAACAATGGCAGCATCATCATTTAACATTGACGCATTTACCTCAAAACTTACTCATGGCGGAGCATTAGCCAGTTTATTTGAATGTGAATTAACTGGTAATACAGGTGGCAATAAAGGAAGTACAGACACTTGGACTTTTATGTGTAAAGGAGCAACATTTCCGGCTTCAGCTATAGATGTGGCTACAGTTACATATATGGGAAGAGCTTTGAATATCCCTAGTAATCGGGCAGCCGCTCAATTAACAACATCTGTTTACAATGATGAAAATATGGATATTAGAAACCACGTAGAAAGTTGGATGGAAAGACTTAATTCTCACAAATCAAATAAAAGAGATGCATCTTTCGCAAAAATTCTTGACTATACTGCAGAAATGAAGGTTCGCCAACTTAAAAAAGATGGTACAGGACATACCAAACAATATGTATTTACGAATGTTTGGCCCTCATCCTGTGGAGAAATCGCCTTGTCTTGGGACACTAATGAAATTCAAACTTTTGATATAACATGGGAATATAATTATTGGGCCTCTACAGATTCAGGCGCTGGAGCCTAATATAAATATTAATGATGGAAACAATTTTATATGGGAGCAGAGTTATTTGCTCCCATTTCACCTATTAGGAAGAATGTATGGCACTTGAATTATTTGGATTTTCTATAGGAAGAGTAGATAAAGATAAAAAAAATAAAACATCTTTTGCTCTCCCAGAGCCAGAAGATGGCGCAATGGAAGTGGCCGCGGGAGGAGCATATGGAACATATGTTGACCTAGAAGGTACCGCTAAAAATGAGTTAGACCTAATCAAAAAATACAGGGAAATGGCAATGTTTCCTGAATGTGATCAAGCAATTGATGATGTTATTAATGAAGCCGTTGTTACAAATAGGGAAGAATCTCCTGTTAGTATTAGTTTAGGAAAATCAAATCTATCAGATAATATCCAAGAGAGTATAAAGACCGAGTTCAAAGAACTAATTCGTTTGCTCGATTTTAGGAGAGTAGGATACGAATTATTTAGAAAGTGGTATGTCGATGGTAGATTATTTTTTCATATTATCATTGATAATAAAAACCCCAAACGTGGTATATTAGAACTGCGCCCAATAGATTCCCTTAAAATAAAAAAAGTTAGACAAGCTAAAATTGTAGAAGGACCTGAAGGTGCACAACTTGATACTTCTGGATTTCAAGAATATTATTTGTTTAATGAAAAAGGAATTTCTGATAAGGGTGGAGGAATGACAATTCAAATTGCTGATGATTCTATCTCTTATGTTCATTCTGGAGTATTAGATCCTGATAGAAAATTAGTTTTAAGTCATCTCCACAAAGCAATCAAACCCCTTAATCAACTCAGAATGTTAGAAGATGCGGTGGTCATCTATCGTATCTCACGTGCTCCTGAACGTAGAATTTTCTACATTGATGTTGGTAACTTACCTAAGATCAAAGCAGAACAGTATCTACGTGATATTATGAATAAATACAAGAATAAATTGGTGTATGATTCCAATACTGGTGAGATCAAAGATGAACGTAAGCACATGAGTATGTTAGAGGATTACTGGCTTCCACGAAGAGAAGGTGGTAGAGGTACAGAAATTTCAACGTTGCCGGGAGGGGAGAATCTTGGTGAATTGGCTGATGTTGATTACTTCAAAACAAAACTATACAAAGCACTCAATGTTCCCCCTTCACGGTTAGAACAAGATTCAGGCTTTATATTGGGTAGAGCAGAAGAAATTTCTAGAGATGAAGTTAAATTTACTCGTTTCATTGAAAGATTACGGGCTAGATTTAATATTTTGTTCAATGATCTCATAGAGAAACAATTATTACTTAAAGGAATTGTTTCATCTCAAGATTGGTCAGTTATAAAAGATTCTATAATATATGAATGGCAATCTGATTCACATTTTGCGGAACTACAACAAGCAACAATGATGAGAGAACGATTAGGAATGTTGGTAAATGATATGGGATATAGAGATGCCGTTGTTGGTAAATTTTTCTCTCAAGAATATATCAATAAAAAAGTTCTTAAGTTGACTCAAGAAGAAATTGATCAAATGAAAGATCAGATGGAGAAAGAAAAAGCAGAAGCCGGTGGAGGAGAATCAGAAGACCAACAATGGGAATTTGATCCGTCAGCAAATAAGCCTGATCTAAAAGTGATTAGTGGGTAAAATTTATAAATAGTATAAATATAAGAGATATTTAATAATAAAGGAAATTTATGTCTAATGAAACTACAATTGGTGATATCGTAGCATTATCTTCAACAGATGATGCCGCAGGAGTAAAAACCGCAATAGGTGATGTACTTCAACAAAAAGTGATGGTATCATTAGAGAGCAAGAAAAAAGATTTTGCACAAACTTTTTTAACTAAACAGAATACAGACTCGAAAGAGCCGGAAAGTCAAGAGGAAGTAACAGATGGCAGCTGAAACACAAATACTATTAAATAACGAAAAAAAATACATTACTAAATTTTTTTCTGATGCAGATGAATCGGATGTTAAAAAGATAGATGTATCGACACTTACTTGGGCAAAACATACACTTACTTTGTCTGGTGCAGCTACAGAAAATTTTAAAGTCGGAGAAGTTATTTCAACAGCCGCAGCTCATACTGCAGTTGCAGATGGATCTGAATTTTTTATTGTTACAGATTTTACAGCAGGAGCATCCACAGTAACAGTTGTTGGATGGGATTATACAAATAAAAAAGCTGCCGCGGCTTCTACGGCTTATTCAAATGGCGATAAGGTTGTTGGTAGTGTAACAGGAGTACATACAGAAACTGCTGCTAATAGTGGAGCCTTAATAGAGTTAGATTACAATCTTTTAGTTACTAAGATAATGTGGATAACAAACGGTTTGACAGTTGATATTCAATGGGATGGATCTACTACAGAAACGACTATTGCAGAATTAAGTGGTAATGGAAGTTGGTCAATGCCAGGAAATGAATGGCCAGGAATTGGAATAAATGCAACGGGTGATTCAGGTAATGTTTTAGGAGATATTCAATTTTCCACAACCGGACATGCATCAGGCGATTCATATACAATCATAATGGAATGCAAGAAACAGGCACCCGGATATGATGTTCCACAATACGAACAAAATGCAAGATTAGCCC